CGGGCCGTGATAGCCCGTCGTGATCAGCGGGCGCCCTGCCTGGTCCTTCTGCTTGGACAGGTAGGCCCACGCGCCCTCGCTCATCAGCACCACCCGCGGCGGCGCCTTGCGGTGCTTGCGCACGCTGGCCCCGGCGTCGATGAACGCGTCGGGCAGGTTGGCGTAGACCGGGGCGGTGCCGGGGTAGGTGATGGTGGCGGCGAAGCCGGTGGCGGCTTCGACGGCGGCGACCACGGCCTGCTCGATCTGCTCGTTGTAGGAGCCGATGGCGTCGGCGTAGATGATGCCGTCGACCGCAGGGTTCGAGCCGTCGACCAGCTGGCGGCTCACGTCCACCTTGCCGGTGTAGGCCTTGGGCGACGTGGTCAAGATGTTCGCGTTGAACGAGCCGTCGTTGGGGGCGGTGTTCTCGCTCGGCTGCGCCGTCACGGCGGCGCCCGGTGTGGCCTGCACGCCGATGTTCACCGGGTTGGCGTCGGTGATCCCCACGTGGCGCAGGCTGTCGGCCCACGGCCGAGCGCCGTGCGCGATGGCGGCGAACTCCTCGAAGAGCCACGTGGGCGGGATCACACCTGTGCCGGTGGTCGTCGTCCCTGCGGCGCGCATCTGGAGGTTGTGGCGCTCCAGGCGGCTGCGGGCCTCCATGTCGCCGTCCAGCTGGCTGTGCATCAGGTCGGCGAAGAAGCCGAAGCGCTCCTCGGGCGCGGCGTCGGGCCGGTAGACCTCGGGTTCGCTGCGGGTGTGCACGACCGGCGTGCGCTCGCCGCTGCGCGTCTCGGGCAGCTCGGGCAGGCCGGTCATCGCGGTGACGGTCGCCATGCGGGCGTCGTCCACCTGGCGCAGCTCGATGATGCGCTCGCCGAGCGGTGCCATCTGGCTGCGCAGCCCGTCGAGCAGGCCCACCTCTTGCTCGTTCGGATCGCGCCCTTCGTCGGCGCAGCGGTTCAGCACGGTCTCGTACTGCTGAGTCAGGGTGTCGAAGTCGGTGCCCAGCTTCTCCAGCAGGCGGTTCGCCATGATCGGCCCTCCAGGTTCCTCCCGGCGCCACGGACGCGCGACGCAGGATCGCTATCCCGAGTCGGGTCCACTGCTGCTCGGGGGCCGCACGCTGGCGGGGGCCGATGGTGGGGTCGACTGCTCGGCGCGCAGCCTATCGCCGCCGAGCGCCTAGCGGTGGACCTTGGCCCGCAGCGCGTTCAGGTCGGCCCAGGCCTGCTCGCGGCTGGGGCCGCTGCGCACCGACAGCACCGCCGCCTCGGCGTAGATCGGCTCGTGGGTGAGCACGACGTGGTCGAGGTGCACCGCGCGCCGCTCCAGCACGCCGTCGGCCGTGCGCACGGTGCCACCGGGGAGCGGCTTGAAGCCGACGCTCAGCCCCGTCACCTCGCCGCTGCGCACCAGCTCCAAGGCGTCGTTGGCCCGCGTGGTGGCGTTGAGCGGCCATAGGCCATGCGCCCCGTCGCTGCGCTCCATCAGCTGGGCGGTCTTGCCGATGGGCGCCGCACCCGAGAGGCGTGCCGCATGGGACTCGAAGATCTTCACCCGCGCGATGTTGCCCGAGGCGATCTGGCGGGCGAAGGCGCCTTGGACGAATCGCTCCTGATAGGCGCCGACATCCGCGGTCACGCCGTAGGGCACCGCCCGCCCGACGAGCGTGCGCCCGGTGTCGTCGCTGCGCAGCTCGAGTCCGTAGACGAAGCTGCGCAGCTGCTCGCCCAGCGCCTCCTCGGGCAGCTCGTCCTCGGCGCCGCTGGGCCGCGCCGGCGCCGCGCTCCGCGAGCGCCCGGTCCCGGCGCTGCCGCTGTAGGTGCCAGGCGGGCCGCTGATGGTCATGCCCTTCGCCAGCTCCTTGCACTTCGCCATCGCGCTCTCACGCTGGCTGGCGCTCAGCGTCGACGCCTGCGGGATCCGCGCCAGCGCGTTCGCCACGTGCGCCCGGTCGACGGTGCCCGACGCGGTGCGCACCGGGAAGTGCCGCAGCGTGCGCGGGATCGTCTTGCCCTCGGCGTCCTTGTGCCCGCCCGGTTCGATCAGCAGGAATGCCGAGTCGGGCAGGTCGTTGACATAGGCGGTGTCCCACTGTGCTCGGTTCTCGATCATGGTCATTTGCTCAACCTCCAGTGCTGCCGAGTGATTCGGGTGCGGGGTAGAACGGGCTGGGCGACGGGCTGGGCGCGTCGGGCGCCTTGGGCGCTGCGGGCACGCTCGTGTTGCCGCTCGCCGTGCCGCCCGCGATCGGCGTCGTGGGGGCGACGCCTTCGCCCTCGGCGGCGGCTTCGTCCATCGCCGCCTGCGCCATATCGGCGAGCGTGTCGCCCATCGGGTCGAGGTGCTCCCAACCGCGCACCTCGTCAGAGAGCAGCCAGGCCGATTGCGGGCCTGGCCCGCCCATCGCGTACTGATAGGCCTGATAGCGACTGAGGGTGTCGGCGCGCAGCTTGGCGTCCATGTTCCACACCGCATGCTGACCGCGGGGCAGCCAGTCGATCGAGATCGCTTGTTCGAGCAGCGACACCCACGGCACGACGGCGTCGTTGCGGGCCTGGATCTCCTCCATCTCGGCGTTGCGGTACGTGCTGCCCCCGGTGTTCGCCCCGAGCTTGGTCGGCGGCAGCCCCCACATCAGCGCCACCTCGGTCAGCGACAGCTGGCGCGACTCGATCATCTGGCTGTCGACGGGCCGGAAGGCGAGCGGCGTGAAGTCGGTCAGGTCGTTCAGCACGGCGGGCGAGTTGGTGTGCGCCTGCTGCTTGGCGATCCAATTCGCCTTCGCCGCGTCGGCCTGCTCTTGGGTGACCTCGGGCCGGTGGATCTTCAGCACGCCGGGGGGCACGCCGCCGCCAGCGAAGTAGCTCGCCCCGTAGTCCTGCACCGCCTGCGCGGCGGCGATGCCATCGGCGACGCCGTCGAGCAGCCCGCGCCCGAGCGGCCACCCGCTGCGGCCGAGGTGGCTCTTGACGTGCCACACCTGGCTCGGGTCGTAGAACTGGCCCGCCAGATACCAGCCCGCGATCAGTGGGTCCATCGGGTTGCCCGCGAAGCGCACCGCGGCGTAGAGCGGGTGGACGGGGTAGAGGCTCGTGGGGTAGCCGAGGCGGTCGGTGCCGGTGATCACGCACAGCGCGTTGCCGTAGAGCGTGAGCGCGGACGTGATGCCGCTCCAGAATGCCATCGGCGTCTGATTGGGGTCGGGCTGGCGCAGCACGTTCGGTTGGGGATCCAGCTCGTCGTTGTCGCGCCACCCCGTCACCGGCAGCAGGCCCACCGACGAGCAGACGTAGGCGTGGCCGCGCCAGAAGGCGGGCACGCTGAGCGCGCTGCGCTCGCTCGGCGCGGGCAGCACCCGCGTCGGCGGGGGCCACCAGCCGCCCGGTGCGGTGTCGGTGGTCGGCGGCATGCCGGTCGACTGCGTCGCCCCGCCGCTGGGCACCACCGCGGGCAGCGTCGCCGAGCTGCGCGCCATGAGGCGGGCCAGGCCCATCAGCTCGCCCCGCCGCCGCGGTGCTTGGTGAGCGCACGCAGCAGGTCGTCCAGCGGCATCACGCCCACCATCAGCAGCCCGATGATCAGCTTGCCGAGGCTGGGGTAGTTCTTCTCGACCAGCGAGTCGATGATCACCGCGGCGCCGAGCGCAAAGATGCCGATACGGCGCACCCACTGCCACCACGGCGGCATCGAGGTGTAGCCGTTCGGCTCGCTCACGACGGCAGCTCCGCAGCCACGCCGAGCAGCACCAGGCCGACGCTGCCCGCGATCACACCTGCGGGCACGCTGAGCAGCCCGCAGCCCACCGCGATCCCGATCACACCGCACACCTGGAGCCACAAGGCCAGTCGGGTGCGGACCCATGTCACAAGATCTGCGGGCGTGCGTCGCCCGCCTTGACCAGCCCGTAGCGGGCCAGCGTGATCGCCACCAGCGGCGAGACATCGCCGCCGATCTTGCGCGCCCAGGCCCAGGCGTCACCCACGACGCGCTTGCGAGCTGCACCAAGCGCCAGGTTCAGGGCGGGCTGGTCACGGTGCGCAATCTTTGGCTCCGTGTCAGCATCGACCACGACTGCATCGTAGAGCTGTGCGCAGGCCGCGCAGTAGTCCCTCGTGCTGATCGTCTCGCTGCGGATCCCCAGCGACGCCAGATCCACCAGCAGCGAGCCAGCCGGTGAGGCGGGGTCGATCACGATCGGCCAGGGATGCCAGCGCCGGTCGAGCTCGGCCACCCGCTCGACGACCCAATCGACGCCGGGGCGGTGCTCCACGATCTCTAGGTGCACGCGCCGGTCGGGGCGCCAGCCCGCCACGGCGATCGTGGCGAAGCTGCGGTCGGGCGTGACGTCGACGGCGAAGCACGGGATCCCCGCCAGCTGGCTCGCCGTATCGCACGCCGCCTGCCACTGCTCGATCGAGATCACGGCGACCCCGCTGGAGGTGCGCCGGTTCAGGTAGGCCCGAGCGAATTCGTCGGGCGGCATCCCGTCGTGGTCGGCGCGGATGGTCGCCTCGGTGACGGTGCGCCCGAGCGCTGGCATGCACCCCCACCACGTCGCCGGGTCGTCGGGGTCGTC